TTGCTTGATTAGTTCTTGTTGTACTGCAATGCCAATCGCCTTGCCAAGTTGCGCGGCTTGATTGCCATCACCCTCAACAGAAGAGCCAGAAGCATCAACGTTCACAGTCACACTAGCGCCACCGCCCATTGCATTATTTGGAACGATATTACCCTGCGCTCCAGGGACAAACATCTCTGGGCCACGCTCACCAACTAGGTAAGGTTGATTTCTTGAGACTGGTCCGCCAAGTGCTCTGCCCATACGCCCACCCGGCAGGAAATCCATTGGATTCCCGATGGTTGGACCTGGACCTAAATTAAAATCACCTTTAGGACCAGCAAGATTGGCTGCTGACCCGTATTTGCTGGCTGGCGCACCCCCACCACCAGATGGAATACCCGCAAACATCCTGGCGATGCCGATAGCTATGTACTCAGCAATCATCTTCTTGGCTGTGTCGGCCAGCATATTGGCCACGCTTCGCAAGAAGTTTGCAAAGGCTTCCTGTGCTGTTTGAGCCCCTGTAACAGTGTCAATCAACGCTCCAGCAAATGCTTCTGTTGCCGGGGTCAGCTGATCAATAATTTGCTGCTGGCGTAGTTGCGCCTGTTCAACAGCGTCTAGTTGAGGCAGGAGATCCTCGTAGATATTTACGCGATCTCGAAGAATTTCGTTTTCTCTCGTTGCTTTGTCTATTTCGTCTTGCTTTTTACTTTTGTCAATAATTGTCTGGTTTAGGGCTATTTGTTCGTTAAGGGCTCGATAGGCGTCTTCTGACCGGCGTACTTGATCGACGCGGAGCTGCAGCATCTGCAATTCGTTGGAATCAAAGGGGTTAGCCACGCTGCGTTGGGTATCTGCAATTTGGCGACGAAGACCGCGCCCGATGCCCGCAGTTTTCTGGTCCGCTCGCATACGGGTCAACTTTTGCTGCAGTTCAATCGCCTTTATACGTGCGTTGTTCTGATCAAGTTCCAGTCCAAGCGTGTCTCTAATAGTCTGTTTACGCGCGTCATACAGTCTGTTTATGTGTTGTAGATCGCCTGGAACTTTATTATTTGCGACCTCCTGCTGTCTTTGTAGCTCAAGAATCTGAATTTCTTTGTCCCGACGCTCTTCAATTCCTTGGTTTTGACGTTGCAGGCTTTTAATTCTGGTTTCGTTCAAAGATTGAACATCCATTTCGATGTCAAACTGCTTCAGCTTTTCACGCAGCAGCGCAGCCTGCAGTTGCAGTGCCCTGGATCTTGGCCCTTCTTTGTCCTTTTTGTCTTTTTTTGTTTCCAGTTTTTGCAGGGCTTCATCAAGCTCCAGCTGTTTACCCGCAATAATTAAAGCAACCTTACGGAAGCTAAGTTCTCCTCGTTTAGCCCGTTCTATTAACTGAGCTTGCTCAACAAGCAATCTTTCACGTTTTACTTGAATACGACCTTTTGCAATATTTTCTTTTGCTATAGCAAGCTCTTCTGCAGACAAGGTTTTGCCGTTTTGAAGTAGCTCACGGCGAAGAGCTAACACATGTAAATTGTCAGTTTGAATACTTAATTCGTTGTCTAAACGTTGTAAATCTTCTGCTCTTATTCGTGCAGTTTCTTGCGCCATAAACTCTATTTCTGCCTGCCTATCTCTTATCTGTTGCAGCACTTGTTCAAGTTCTACAGCTTTTTCAAGCTCAAAACCTTTTGTTCCTATAAATTCAGAAGTAGGAGCCAACAGTTCCTTTTCACGGGCTCCTAAAGCTTTCAACTCTGCGTCGTTTGTGGCGTTCTGCCTCCCTGCTCTAAGTTGATTGCTTCTTTTAATAAGGTTAGTAATAAACTCAGTTATTGGAATAGACGCAGATGCTACTGCCGCCCCAAGGGCACTCATAGACACACTAAATTCACGATTTAGTTCCGATGTGCTACTACCAAAACGTTTTAAAGCATCAACACCTTCTGTGCCTATACGAATAGCAAGAAGCTTCGTAGCAAGCTCTTGAGCCTCAGTTGCGTCACCAAATTTTTCTATTTGTTTTACAAACTTTTCTAGTTCTGTTCCTGTAAAACCCGCACCTGTAATAACAGCATCGAAGTCAAACGTAAGCTCATTTAAACCCTGGCCTAATAATGCAGTTTGCGCTACAAATTGATCAACCACTCCACCAAGCACCTGAAGCGCGATTGATGCTGGCCCAAACGTTGATCCAGCTGCAGCGCCGCCGACGGCACCACCAATTGCCATGCCTGGACCACCTCCGAATAGAAGGGGGAATGCACCTGCGCTGATAGCAGCCCCTGCTCTTTTACGCATACCCTCCCTACGACCTTTTATTTGTGCGGCTATATCTGCTTGGTTACTTTCCCTTATCGTTCCTCTTATTGACCCCGCATCTCTAAATAGTTGCCTAAACACCTCTTTTTTACGTACAGCTTCTTCACTTGCTCTAATTAAATCGTTTGTAGATTTTACTGCTTCCTTGTTTCTGTTAACTAGCGTCTGCATAGACCTTGCAGCGTCCTCAGCAGCAGTGCCGTACTTTCTAATACCAGCGGCGTTATAAGGATTTCCCTGGCTTATTTGTTTTTGCTTAGCGTTTAAGGCGTCTAACTGCTGGTTAAGTTTCTCAATGCTTTGCTCAAAACGTTTTATTTTTTCGAGACCGCCAAGCGCAACCTGAATATCTACGTTGTAATTGGCCACAGCGACGCACGTAGAGTCTTACGGCCCAGTCTACCGTGCGCCCATTGATCGTGCTCTGGAGCCGGTCTTAGCGTTTTGAACGGCTTTTTCTTGCTGCTCGTTGTGCAGCTCAAAGTAAGCGGCCCAGCCAATCAGCTCTTCTTGTGTCAGGTGTTGGGTTAGCTGCGCGACCGTGGTTCCTAGTTCCTTGGCAAGGAAATAGATGAAGTACCAATCGCTATTAGCTTTTCAAGGTTGCTTTCGCGTCCTCCACCTTGTTTTCTGCGCCAGAAGACAGCATCGCTAGTTGGATGTCTTGCAGCACTGCGGCTTCTACAGCGTTTTTAAGCACTGCTTTTTCACCATCCTGAAAAAGGCGTTTGCCGTCTGCGTCTAATGCTTTTTCAATCAGCATTCCGAGCGCAAAATCGTTGGCGTCGTCAGAGCCCGCTTTTTTCTGAATGGCTTCGCGTTCAGCAATAGTAAGAGGGTGCCAATAAATCTCTAACGCAGTTTCGTCGCCATCTTTGACTTCGTGCTTGTATAGCTGACTGACGCCAAACTTATTACGGAGTAGCTCAGAGGCACGCATACAGTAGTAGCATTTATCTGAATATACTACACAACTGCTGTGAATTGGCAGGAAATAATGCCAATAAAATGCGAACGGTCTTCTAACTCCAACGGAGTTGGGCCGGAAACGTCGGATACACGCGGAGCTACATTAAAAGTATCGCTATAAGCCGAAGCGTTAACTGAAGTAAGCCCATCAATAACCGCTTCGCTTATGGATGACAACACAGCCGTACCAGCAGATTTAGGTACATAAACGTTGCACTGGATAACCCCAGAGTAGTAATCCTGAGCAGCCCCTTGGTTTTGTAATGTGGAGCGGTTGAAGTTTATGGTCATCAAAATGTATTTTTTAGTCTTCCCAGGTACGGTGTAGCGCACGTTGTCGTACACCATAAGCACTGTGGCGTCAGCAGCTGAAACAGCGTCAGTAACTGCTTTTTCAAAAGCAGCGCGGGCGTTTACAAGTGTCATAATTTAGAGCCTGGTGTACGAACCAAATCCGGTTCTAGCAAAAATGCGCCCAGGCGTTTTTTCTTTGAAGGTTTGTTGGACCAACGAACGCATTTCTCCCTGGATAAAGTTGGCTACTTTTGGTGACTCAAGCGCATAACCTGCGTACTCAGCGGTGTTGCCGATATATACCGTTGGCTGACGTTTGAAGTTGAACTCTGGAACGGTAAAACGCGGTTTAATTTGACCTCCCACTGGTTTTTTGTCAGTGTGTACCCACTGGTTACCGATACTGCTCCAGGTAGTTGCTCCGCCAGGTGCGCGAGTTTCGTAAATTTTTGACCATGGGGCGTGGTCTTCTCTTTTATCCTCAGCACGAATTTTTTGAGTACCTGTTTTCCAGCTTGATGCGAAAAAGCCTGTGTCTACAGGACTGTTCTCTTTTGTGCTCAGACCTTCAACAGTGAGCTGAATTAAGGCGTTGTAATCGCGGTTAATGTGACGTTCCAGGTCAGTAACGATTTGCCCGATACCCTTTTTGCGGCCCGCCATTAGAACCTCACCTGAATAATAAATAGGTACTCTTGATCGCCTTTGTACGTGCGAATGTCTGTAATTTGTGCAACGCGGTTTGACCCTGCGTACTTGAGTGTGATTGTGTCTTCAAGTGTGGGTTGGCTGTCGCCTATAAGATCCGGGGTTATGTAGAGCTTACCCTTGCGTTCTTCGCGACCCTCTTCTTCTTCAGAATCGACAAATTCGATCGGTGCGTCAAAAGAGTAAGACGTGTCTGTCGTCGTTAACGCACCAGTGCTGGTGTTATACGTTGGCGATACTTTGCGGGTGTAAGTAATTGTCGTGTCAAGGGATTTGCCCAGATCAGCTACAACTGATTTGGCAACGCTTTTGAATAAACTGTCTAGTGCTCCTGGCATCTCAACCCCTCACAGTACGTACTTGATAGCTACCACTACCTCCAAGGCAATAAGCACCAAGATAAGACTGCAGCCAAGGGTAAACGTCGAATACGTTATTGACAGTTCCAGTAGCTTGGCTAGAAGTGTTGTACTTGACTTCGAGTTCTCCAAGCTTGACGGCTTCGTATAACCCCGTATCGCCGGTAGTCCCTGTAATCGAGTCCGTGTCATTTGCTAATGCACGTGCCAGTTCATAAGTAGCGTACTTAATGTCTGCTGGAATAGCACTGCAAGTTAATTCAACGCGATCAACGTGGTAATTGTTGCGTGGCCAGCTCAAAGCTTGGTCTGCATCGCAACGATCACCATAGAAATTCAGTGTGTCGATCCAGCGGGTGGCTGAAATCAAAGCACGGTTTTTGTTGTCGTCTTGTTTGTTATCCCACTGCGTTGAGCTTGGGACGGTTTCAAAATACGCATCTGCTTCTGCCAACGTCACAAAGCTGTTGGCTGTTGCGCTTTTGAGTGTGGCGTTGATCGTGGCAGCCATAAGGCAATAATAAGGTGGCCCCACCTAATGGTAGGGCCTTTGCTCTGATCAAGATCAGATGGTGCTGGTATCCAGCGGAGTATTGACAGTTAACTGAACCATAGGGATCAGGTCGATGTCATAAGTGGCGGCCCACTTGTTAGCGGTAGCCAGGTTGGCGTTGGTGGGGTTGTCACCAGCGTCAGACCACTTAGTTCCCATCACGTGATAGGTGCTGTGGTAATCCACAGAAAGCACGTCTTGCTTCGAGAGGACGTTGCG